GGATAGAATATCAACAATATTCTTGGAGTCAAAAAAAAGATTTTAGATTAAATGGTTATGCCGATTGTTGTGTTTGTTTTAATAAAGAACGCACTTTAAATGTAAATTATGATCTAAATTTTCAGTTAAAAGGAGATAGAGATATAGCTTTACAAATATTGAGTAAAAAAAATTATATTATGAGATGCTTGAAATTGTCTTTTAGTTGCCCTACCTTTGGAGCTAATAAAGGTGGTTTACATGAAATATACAATAAATTAAATTTAGAAAAAGAAATGTCAATAAAATTAGCTAAAAAATGGGGAAAAAATTTAGTAAATTTACAGATAAAAAATAATAATGGGGAAGAAAGGTATGACGCAAAAATAAATTGGAATAAATTTAAAGTAAATATTACATAATAAAAACAATGAGTTAATTAAAATAATTAATATTTAATATAAGGTATTATAATGGCAGAAATGGGTAGACCAAAATTTGAACCAACACCTGAAACAGAAAGAGTTTGTTCTTTAGGTGTGGCGTTTGGATTAAATCATGTGCAGATAGCTAAATTAGTAGGATGTAGTCCTAAAACATTAAGAAAGCATTTTTCACACGCTTTAGAAACTGGCAAAGAAAGATTAGTTATGTCTTTAGGTAGTAAATTATACACTAAAGCTATGAAAGGCGATACTATATCAGCTATATTTTTAGCTAAAACTAAAGCAGGATTTACAGAAAAAGTAGAGCATGAAGGATTGCCAAATGCTATTTCTGTTAGTTTTTCACTTGACCCACCAAAAAATATGAAGACAATAGAAGCTGAAGGGACAGTTATAGATGAAAAAAATTCATAAAAGTCCAAGTGGCGGTTTATCGGCTAAAGGTAGAGCACATTTAAATAGAACAACTGGCAGTAATTTAAAAGCTCCATTAAATAAAGGCACAAATCCAAGAAGAATATCATTTGCAGCACGCTTTGGTGGTATGAAAGGACCAATGAAAGATGCAAAAGGTAATCCTACTCGTAAAGCGTTGGCTTTAAAAAAATGGGGATTTAGAAATGCAGAGTCTGCTAGAAACTTTGCAAACAGACATAAAAAATCTTAAGGAGGGTAATATGGCAAGACGTGGATTATATGCAAATATAAATGCTAGAAGAAAAAAAGGAATAAGTAGACCTAAAAGTAAATCTACTATATCACCTAAAGCGTATGCTAGTATGAAAAAAGGGTTTAAGAAAAAAGCGTAAATGCATATTACAATACCCTATACGCCTAGACCATTACAGGCAAAACTACATCAGAATAATAAAAGATTTAAAATTTGTGTATCACATAGACGTTGGGGAAAGTCTGTGTATGCTGTTACTGAGTTATTGCGTAAAGCATTAGAATTAAAAACAGAACGTAATGATGGTAGATATGCTTATATTGCTCCGTATTACCGACAAGCAAAAGCAGTAGCTTGGGATTATCTAGTTTATTATACAAGGGATATTCCCGGAACTAAAATTAATCAATCAGAACTTAGAGTAGATTTATTAAATGGTAGTCGTATTCGTTTATATGGTGCTGGTGATGATCCAGATGCGTTACGTGGTATATATCTTGATGGCGTAATACTTGATGAATATGCCGATATGAGTCCTAGAGTATGGTCTGAAGTTGTAAGACCAGCATTAGTTGATAGAAAAGGTTGGGCAATATTTATTGGTACACCTAAAGGTAGAAATCAATTTTGGAGATTATATGAAGACGCTAAACATGATTCAGATTGGTACAGAGTTATTTATAAAGCATCAGAAACTAAAGTTGTAGACTCAAAAGAATTAGAAGCAGCAAAATTACAAATGGGTGAAGATGAATATATGCAAGAGTTTGAGTGCAGCTGGGCAGCAGCAATTAAAGGTGCTTATTATGGTAATTTAATTATAGATGCAGAACAAGATGGTAGGATAACAAAAGTAGAATATGATGAAGCCTTACCAGTTCATGTAGCATGGGATTTAGGAATATCCGATAGTTGTGCTTTATGGTTTTTTCAAGTTACTATGGGTGAAATAAGAATAATTGATTATTATGAAAGTGGCGGAGTAGGTTTAGACCATTACGTTAAAATGATGGAACAATTGCCATATAGTTATTGGGGAGATGATTATTTACCACATGATGCTAAAGTTAGAGAATTAGGAACTGGTAGAACTAGAGCAGAAACATTATTAAACATGGGTAGAAAACCACGCATAGTTCCTAGCCATAAAGTTGATGACGGCATAAATGCAGCAAGATTATTATTAAAACATTGTTATTTTGATCAAGAAAAATGCGAAGATGGATTAAATGCGTTAAGAAATTATCAAAGAGAATGGGACGATATAAAACGAGTTTTTAAAAGAACGCCTTTACATAATTGGGCATCACACGCAAGTGATAGCTTTAGATATTTAGCTATGGCATATAAAAATATTAAACCAAAACCAAAAGAAATTGACCCATTAGAAAATTTATATAAACAACCAACGCTTGACGAAATGGTTGAAATGCACTTAAAATCAGAGAAAAATAAAGGGCAACCAAGAATATAATGACAAAATATGAAAAATATGATGGTAATTATAAAAAAATGGATTATACTTTTTATCAAATGTCAAATAAAAAAGATAAAATAAAAGTAATTAGGAAAAAAGCTAATGGCAAGCGAAGAAACAAGGTCTAAACTAGAACTAGAACAAGGTACTGCTCAATATTGGCACATAGAATTAAATAATGCTGATAAAACAGAAGAAGATTGGCGTAAAAGAGGTAGAAAAGTAGTAGAACGTTACAGAGATGAGCGTAATGTTGATACTTATGGTATGGGTTCTGAAAAAAAGTTTAATATTTTATGGGCAAATACAGAAACTTTAAAAGGTGCATTATTTGCTAAAATGGCAAAACCTGATGTAAGAAGAAGATTTCCTGACAATAATCCAGTTACTAAAGATATAGCTAGAGTAATAGAAAGAACATTGGCTTATGCTAATGATGTATATAATGCTAATAAACCTATAGAATCAGCATTAGAAGATTATTTATTGCCAGGTCGTGGCGTAGTTTGGGTTGTATATGACCCAGTATTTGTAAAAGAAATGGTACAAATGGAACAAATCAACGAAATGGGCGAAAGAGTAATTATTGAAGTTGAAGAAGAAAGAGTAGCAGAACAACGCTGTTATTTTGATTATGTTCATTGGGAAGATTACAGAGAAAATCCAGCAAAAAGACCAGAAGATGTAAGTTGGAAAGCCAGAAGGCATTTATGGACAAGAGATGAATTAAAAGATAAAGGTTTTTCTAATGTAGAAGATATACCTTTAGATTGGTCGCCTGATTCTGACGAAGAAAACTATGAAGCAGAAGAAGTATTTAAAAGAGCAGAAGTCTGGGAAATATGGGACAGAGTAAAATACAAAAGATATTATGTAGCTAGAAATTACGATAAAATTTTAAGAGTAGATGATGATCCTTATGAATTACAAGATTTCTTTCCTACTCCTACACCTATGATAGCTGTAAGAACTAATGATACAAGCGTTCCAATACCAGAGTTTACATTGTATCAAGACCAAGCAGAAGAATTAGATAGAGTTACAACTAGAATATCAAATCTTATTGAAGGATTAAAAAGGCGTGGCGTATATGACGCAAGTGTGCCTGAATTATCACACTTAGCTAATGCAGGAGATAATGACTTTGTGCCATCAGAAAACTTTAGTTTATTAGCACAAAAAGGTGGTTTAGCAGGAGTTTTTCAACAAGAGGATATATCTCCTATAGGGCAAGTATTACAAGGATTATACCAACAAAGAACACAAATATTAGAAATAATATATGAAATTACTGGTATATCAGATTTATTAAGAGGTAATACAAAAGCTAGTGAAACAGCAACTGCACAGCAATTAAAAGCACAATTTGGTAGTATGCGTATGCGTAAAAGACAAGAAGAAATTGAACGTTATATTAGAGATTTATTTAGAATAAAAGCTGAAATAGTAGCAGAACATTACGAACCAGAAGTATTACAGGCGATTACAAATATACAGGTAACTCCTGAAATGATGCAAATTATGCGTGATGATAAATTAAGAGAGTATAATATTGATGTAGAAACAGATTCTACTGTATTTGCTGATGAAAATGCAGAAAAACAAACTAGAATAGAATTTCTACAAACTATGGGTGGTTATTTAGAAAAAGCAATAGCTATATCAAATGCTAATCCTATGTTAACACCTATAGCTTTTCAATCTTTAAGATTTTTAGTAGGAGCGTGGAAAGTTGGTAGAGATTTTGAAGAAATAATAGATCAAACTGAACAACAAATTATGCAGCAAATGCAGCAACAAATGCAAGCACCACCACAACCTAGCGAAGCTGAAAAAATAGCACAAGCTAAAATACAAGGTGAGTTAATGCGTGAAAAAATGAAACAAGATGGTAAATTAGCTGATATTCAAGCAAAATCTGGTGCAGAAATGACTAAAATACAGTCTGAAGCAGAACTTTCAAGAGAAAGAAATACTTTAAAAGAAGATTTAGCTTTATTAAATACAGACGTTAAATTAGCAGAAAAGGCTATGGAATGAGTTATTTAGAAAATTATGACAAAATAAATTGGTCAGGTGGTAAAGAATACCAAAATAAAAATAAACGTAGACGTGGTAAATCTTTACAAGTAATGTCTGATATAG